AAATATTCCATATCCCCTTTACCTTGCTCAACTATATTCACAAATGCAGAAGATAACTGTGCTGGTAACACTGCCGATGGAGCTTCATATCCTGAATTTACAGGGAGCAACGCCCCGGGTGCAGCCGAGTATTGCTCCCAGTGGTCAACATCAATCGAACCATCAACATACATCCAACGTAGGGAGGAGCCTAACGAAGCGTTGTGTACCATTAACTGATGCGCCTTATTTAATTCTTTTTGTTTCCCAATAAGCGGGGCTACTGCGCTCATTGGATATGGGGTGCCAGTGTATTTGTAATTAATAGGAATGATTGGATAGTCATACCCCGGCAGAATTGAGTCTTGTATGTATTGGTCTCCAATAACAATAGACAGTTTAATTCTAGTGTCATAAAACTTTGTAGCCTGAATTATATTCTCCTTTAATGCCCCTTTTAATAAAATCTTATATTCCTTTTCAGTAATAACAACCTGCTTTTCGTCAGTCGCAGCCTCCATAGCCTCCTGCATAAGCTCTTGCTGCTTTGCCTGATAGCCAGCCTGCGTGGCTTGCTCAATCTTCTCAACCTCCCGATGAAATCTTGACTCTATCATATCCCCTTTTTGAACCTGCTCCGCCAATTTAGTCATTGTCTCTTCAACCTCAACATCCGTCTCTTTCTTAACCTGTTCAAGTTGTATCATAACGCTTTGCTCTATCCGCTGTATCTCTTCTGGCGAAGGCTCTACCCTATAAAACACATTCATATATGGAATGGATAATTTCTCATACAATTCATAATAATCAATCAAAACCTCATCTTCTCCCAGCATGGAGAATCCTTCAGACACATCTTTGTACTGAAAGTCATGCATATCAGACTTTCCAACAAGCGTCTGGTGGGTAGGATATTGTGAAGCTGCATTTTTAATCTTATTCACCTTATCTGGGTATAGCATCTCCAGCTGTGCTCGTGGCAATATCTTGTGTACCATCATATACGCTGCATCTGTATATAGTGGGTCTCTGGATTGTGGGTCTATATACACATCGAAAGGCTCAAGGGTTCTGAGTTTAACTTCTCCCATTCCCCTATCATCATTTGGGTCAACATAGACTTGGAAATATCCAACAGATTTTGTACAGGCATCCTGAACAACTTGGCTCATAACATTCTTCCCATTAGAGATATACCAGATATAATCAGCCACCTCTGCATGTACTGCAGCAACATCGCTATCTGAACCCTCAACACCAACAGCCTGCCACTTTGGTTCGTTTGCTGTAGCATAAAATGTAAGCATCTCTACAATTGGAATAATCCTATTGATGGTAAATGTTGGCATACCTTGCTCTGAAAGGGACCTCTCCTCTTCGGCGGTAAGCTGGTTGTCAAGGTAAAAGTTGTGACCCTCTTGATTAACGGTCTCCCACCTCTGTCTTGTCTGGCCATTTAATCTTAAAAACAGTTGATGTACCTGTTTCGCCCTGTCTGTCTTCTTTGCCATCTTATCTCCTTATGCTACCACCCATGATTTTGGTTGTGGTTTCTTTTTATAATAGTGCCCATCCTTCTTTTCCATTCCGGTTGGAAGAACTGCATACTTAACTGCATATGCCAAAGCATCAATTGTATCATCATGTCCCATTCTAGGACCAAACTGTAATATCTCATGCTGCAGGTCATACATGTGCTCTTTTATATGTATAGCACCAATAGACATTCTTTGAGCCAACACTTCTTGTATTCTATCCCTTTTGGACATTCTTGTTCCCGGCTTTTCTGGCCTGAATTTAACTGAGAAATCGTTCCGTCTACGCATCTCTGACATTAGCGACTGAAAGACAGGCCTTGACATTGTAGTCTCTTCAATTGTGTGTAGATTTGGATGATATATTAAATTGTAATCGAATAAGTAGTCTACTATTCCTTTTTTATTCTCTCCGGGGATTCCAAGCACTGGCAGGGACCGCTTTCTTACATAATCGAGCACATATATGTTACTATTCACATCAATAGCAATATACATAAGCACGCTAAAATCACTGTCCCTGCGTTCACTATCTGTGGCCGGGTCCACACCCACGTATACATTCACCGGTTTCATTTCCCCATCAATTTGCACATAACTAATTTTTCTATCATCATCCCACTTATACGTTCCGCTCCAGTATTTAATATGTCGCATGTTGAAAATGGAGTCCTCTGCGCTCTGGACCTCCATATGATATTCCTGCCAATACTTCTCTGGCTTCCCAGAGTCTGTGTAAAATTTCTTTTTCTCTTCCAGCTTTGAAAGTGGGAACCAACTATTCCACAAGGCTGTGCCATCTGATTGTACTGCTTTATATTGAATCACTTCCCATGAGAAGTCAGTTCCATCAGCTTTCGCTCTGCCAGCGTTAACAAGTAGGTTATTAATAAAAGAATCGAAGTGAACAGGAGTCCCATTAATACGAAGACGGCCATTGTCAGGCTCGAGAGCAGGATGAACAACTGCGGTAACCATATTAGAATTTTTATTACGAGATTCGGGAGTAAGGGTATTATTTTCGTCCTCGAAATCGTCCAGAACGATAAGGTCGTATCGCTTATGTAGCTTAGCGCCACCCCTAATCCCCGAGATATTCGATTTAGAAAGGAGCTTACACCCATTTGAAGTCTCTATGTCTGATTCTGTCCATTTCTTTCCCCTTAAGTTTCCAAAGTAATATCTAATATTGTCATTAAATTCCAAGTGTTCTTTAACATAATCCATGTTGCCGGTTGCTAGCTTTTGGGTGGCCGACACCCATCCATAAAAAAGCGGGTCTGTCGCAAAGCAGAAAGAATGTACTATGTCTGCTTTTGTTAAAACTGTTTTGCCATGTCCCCTAGGCATTACAATCGCTAGGTTGGTCCACTTAAACCTATCGGTACTATCTTTTTCAAAAATCTTATCTGCTATCTCGTAATGAAAGAACGGAGTATCACTACGCATGAAATCATCTGGCAAGAAGAGCTTACCGAATGCTATCAGGTCGTTCTTTGCAAGTAATAGTGCTTCTTCTGCTGCAGCTACATTTCTTGTGTTGATATTCGACAATTACCAGTTCTCCATTATAATATCCATATGGTGTTGAAAATTTAGGTATTGGTGTCTGACTTTTCACTTATCTCCTTTGGCCTTGTTGCTGCCCCTAATTGCTCTTGAGTAATTCCTTGAAATACACCAGCTATCTCAGTAACCTTATTATTCTCAACTAAATCTGCAGCATCCCACATCATCTTACTTGCTGCCAGCCTTGCTGTTTCATTTTTGCCATTTTGTGCAATGTCCCAGACAACATCAACCATTGCTTCTGTGTTTGCGCCCAGCTTTTCAAAAACGTCTTTCATGTCTTGTCTCATAAGCTTCTGTATCCTTTCTGTTTTAAGCAAGACTGCTGCTTTTTTGCGGGCCGTGTCTGGGTTCTTTGTGTCATAGATTTCCAGATATGCCTTTGCGGGGTCTTGCCCTTTAGCTGCCCGAAGGGCGAAAAAAATTTCTTTTTGGGTTGGAGTTTTTCTGTCAATTACTTTTTCGTAGGATGATTTACCGCTGACGCTGTAAATATCCTTCTTCTTTTTAGTGTCAAGCTTCCCTGATGTTTTATATGTCCCAGTACAGGTTCGCACGAAGACATCCCATTTCTTAAGTATCTGTACCACACGTTTGTCATCTGTGGCCACCCATTCGCCTTCCTCGGCACTTTTCCAGTCACTATTGACCTCAATGTCGCTTGGGACCTCTTCGGGCCCGTATATGTAGCATTCTGTTCCATTAACTTTATAGCTCTTCATATAATAGTGTTTATGTTTTGCCTCACAGTACGGTGGACACATGGGAGCCTTGTCCAGCTGGTTGCCAATATATTGCAATCCTGAAAAGATACAATACATGATAATAGTGGCCCAATCCATTTAAAAGCTCCATATCTACTGCCCTGCTTTACCCGTAATTTACAAATCTGAGTTATATAATCCAACATATTGTAACATTTCTACCATTGTTACACATGACCTCCTGTATAAATAAATTTCAAATTTTTCTTCCGGAGTAAAGTCTGGACACATTTTAAGTTCCATTTCCAGAAGTTTAAGATTGATATCCTCTAACTTCATTTTTTGTTGTGAAGGTCGAAAAGGGTCTTGACCTTCTCCTTGAGTACGTCTACATCCACTTGTATTCTCGACAGGGTATAGACCAACATGACAAACGCCGTCAGTTGTTGCCAGTATTCCGTAATTAAATCCAATTTCAGCCTCCTTATCCATA